GGCGTGGCGATGACCAAATCCATCGCGGTTGCTAACCAGTTCGACAAGATCGATGCCGCGCTGCGCATCGCCACCGGGTCGGCCAAGGCAGCGCAGGAAGAGTTTGATTTCCTCGCGACTAACGCATCGAAGCTCGGCATCGACCTTCAGTCGTCCGCTCTGCAATTCGCACGATTCTCGGCAGCGGCCAAGGGCACGGCGCTAGAGGGAGAGGCCGCGCGCGACATCTTCATCGGTATCTCGCAGGCGTCCGTGGCGCTCGGCCTGAGTTCCGAAGAAGCGTCGCGCGCATTCGTCGCTATTCAGCAGTCCGCATCGAAGGGCAAGGTCTCGGCCGAAGAACTCAGGCAGCAGCTAGGCGAGGCGATCCCGAGAGCGGTGCCGCTGCTGGCCGAGGCGATGGGCATCAGCGTCGCCGCGCTGGACAAGATGCTGGAGCGCGGCGAGGTTGGAGTCGAAAACCTTGCGCTGCTCGGCAAAGCGTTCCAGGATTTCTACGGGCCGGAAGCGCAGCGGATGGCAGAACAGTATCAAGGGTCCGTTGCCGCCCTTGGTAATGAGCTTGATCTGCTGTTCAACGTCATTGGACAAGGAGCGCAAGACGCAACCAGCCCGATCCTGCGCGCCTTGGCCGATGCTGTTCGGGTTGTGCGAGAGGAACTAGAGGAAAGCGCAAGCGGCGGACTGACCGGCGCACTGACTCGCTTCATCCAGGTTGCAAATAACCCTGTTCAGTCGGCTGCATTTGCTGCCGGCGCGGCTATAGGTGACACGGGTGAAAAGGCGGCGCATACAGCCGAGATGGTGGGCGGCCTAAATTACACGCTCAACCAAGCTGCGGCAGACTTTCTGGAGTCTGGGCAGACGAGTGTCGATTTTGCGAACGCAATTCTTGGCGTATCTGATGCGGCAACCGAAACGGCAGACAGCCTGGTCATCGCCAACGAAAAAACCTCCGAAGCGCAAGACAAATTCGTCCGCCTGATCGGCCCGATGGAAGAAACGGGGCGCCTGTTCCGCGCGCTTGAATCGGGCGGCGTGGCGGCGATGGAGGCCGTGGCGGACGAGATAGAGCGCCACAATGAAATCGCGGAAATAGCCAACCAGCTAATCAAGGACGAAGGGTTTAGCCGAGAGCGCGCGACCGCTGCCGCCGAGGCGCATGTCACGAGGCTGGAGCGGATTAACGCGGCAACCGAAGATGCCGCAGAAACTGAGCGTGCGCTCAAGGAGACGCGAGCAGCGGCCGAAAGAGAACGCGAGAAGCAGGCTGCTGCCGAGCAGAAGCGCGCGGAAGATTACAAGGCGCAGCGAGAAAAAGAATTAGAGGAAGAGCAGCGCAGACTCGAAAAAGAAGCCGAGGCTCGGCGGCGCGCCTTTATCGAACCCATCCTCGAAGCCGGCCGCGCGATCCAGCGCAATTTAGCCGACGCTTTCCGCGAAGTGTTCGACGGCAACATCCGAGGCTTCCGCGATTTCTTCGACAGCGTAGTCGACATCGCCAAGAACGCGGCGGCGCAGATTGCGGCGGCGTTCGCGACGCAGAACATCCTGAGTTTCTTGAGAGGCGGCGGGCCTGTCGGGCTCGGCGGTTTCGCGCAGCAGGCATTCGGCGCGGCGGGCGGTGGCGGCGGTGCCGGAGGCGGGGCTGCTCAATTGGCGCAGGCGGCCAGTTTTTTTAGTCAAGGCGGCATGGGCACCGGCCTGTCGGGCGCTGGGCTTGGCTCTGGCTTCATGGGCGTCGGGGGTCTATTCGCACCAGGCGGCGCGTTTGGTGCCGGCGGCGGCGGGCTTGCTCAGATCGCAGGCCTCGGGTCGCAGGTCGGCATTCCCGGCGGCGTGGGGTCTGGATTTGTCACGTCAGGGCTAGGCACGGCGCTCAACTTCGCGGGCGTTGCCGGCCTTGGCGCGCTTGGTGGCGGACTGCTCGCAGGCGCCTTTGGGATGAATGAAACTGGCGGGTCTGTGGGAGGCGGCCTTGGCGCAACGGCAGGCTTCGCGCTAGGTGGCCCACTTGGCGCCCTGGCAGGCGGCGCGCTAGGCTCGCTGCTCGGAGGGGCCTTGGGCGGCAAGAAAGACAAGGGCAATTTCGCGATCCAGACAGGCGGCGGCGGCTTTGAGCGCGGAGTCGGGGCAAATTCAGTCTTCGGGCGTATCGGGTTTAACAACCGACTGTCCGGCGACGTGGGCAACGACCTGATTGAAACCGCACTCGGAGCGATCGCGCAGGCAGACCAGCTTGTCGCGTCCGCTTTGACTGAAAGCCAGATTCAGGATGTGCGCACCGCGCTGCAAGGTACGGGCATTAAGGTTCGCACAGGGCGCGGCAACAAGGTATTCGAGCAGGCGTTCGGCAAGGCGATTGCTGACCGTTTCCTCACCATCTTCGAGGCGCTTGGCATTGCCGCCCCGTCCGGCCTCGCAGGACTCGCGCGAGAGGACGGCACAGCCGGCTCGGCCACGGCAGGCGACGTGCTCGGGCTGGCGCTGCCCGCGCTCTCGCAGGGTCTCGGGCTGGACAATCAGGCGTCGTCGTCCATTGTTGATCAGCTCGCGGGCGCGTCTGGCCCTTCGTCCGACCTTCTCGGCAACATCGGCACGGAGCTTGTGGTGGGGAATCAGATTCAGGAAAGCAACGGCCGCACGCTGCGCGAGATTCGGAATGCCATCGACAGCCTGACTGACGAGGTGAGGCGCGGCGGTTCGGGCGCGCTGGCGTGACCGTATTTCTCGTCCATGCGACGCCCTACGATCCGGCCACGTCGGGCGAGACGGATGTGCGGTTGTCCATCGGATTGAAAACTCCGAAGTATGCCGGCCTCCACTGGCCCGCTCGCCTGCTCAAAAAGCCCGAGATAGAGTCCACCCTTTTCAACTCGGCTCCGTTCGAGCGCAACTCCGAAGCGGATCTCACCGGCAAAATCGTCATCGGGATGGGCGACGGTGACCTGGACGACCTTCGTGATTACTACTGGGACGGCCGGTCGATCACGATCTATCGCGGTGAGGAGAGCGATGAGTTGGCATTGGACAATTCCGGCGCAGCCGTCACTGACAACTCCGGCGCCGAAGTTACGCTCAATGCATTGACGATCACGACTGTCCTCTCCGGCACCGTGCGCGCAATCTCATGGACGCGCACGGAAATGGAGATCGAAATCGATGCCGCAATTAACCTGCTAGATGTGCCGCTCCAGGCGGACCGCTACGCTGGCACGGGGGGCATGGAGGGAGACTCTAACCTATCTGGCAAGTCGAAGCCGCGCGTGTTCGGGTATGCGCGCCATGTGCAGCCGACGCTCCTGAATGGTCGGATGCACTACTATCAAGTGAGCCCAAATGAAATCGAGGAGTTCTCGGACGTTTATAATCGGGGCGTGCGGCTCTCTGCTTTTCAGGCGACCACTGACGTAACGAATCACATTGTCGAGAGATACAAAACACCATTACGGAATGCAAGCTTTGTTTCGCCTGACGGTGCATACGTCTACGCCACGGACGTCAACTCCGCCGGCGATGCAGCGGTCTATCAAAATCAGGTATCTCAGAACGACCTAGATACTGCATCGCTAATTGTTGGTGAACTCTTTGAGTTGCCAGCCGACTGCGAGTCGGGCGATCCGATTACGTTTTCGCCTGACGGGCTGCATATGTATGTTTTTGCCCGAAACGCGGGCAAGGTGTACGAGTTTGCCCTGACTTCTGCCTATCAGATTTCGTCCGCCTCTTATACGTCCGGTGACTTTTTTGATTTAGCGGGCGCAGGCATTGCCACTTCCGCGTCTATTCATCATGCCTTCGCGTTTCGCCCGAATGGTGAGCGGCTGTACGTTCTCGGAGAGGACGGTGCGTCTGACGAAGGCATCTTCCAGCTTGACCTTTCGACCGCCTGGGACATAACCACCGCGTCGTGGGCGAGCGGCGATTACCTGCAACTCGAAACTGACCGGTCGCCTACTCAGACCGGGCTGGCGTTTGTGTTCGAGCCGACCGCTGGCGATACCATTATCGTTTACCGGCAGGTGGACGATGATGTGCCCGTCGTGTATGCCATTGATCTATCTGTCGCTTGGGACGTAACGAGCTCGTCCACGAAAAGCGCCGAGGTTGATCTTCTCGCCACAGTCAATAAGGCGTATTCATCGTATGCGTCGACCATGTTTGCCTTCCCGAATGGGGACCTGGGCATGGTCGGACTTCAGGGGTCGACCGCCGTTTTCATGACGGATAATGCGGACGCGTCAATTGCCGATAACTCCGGCGCCGAAGTGAAGCTCAACGCATCGGCGCTGGCCGGACTCATCGACGTGTCCGTGATTCGGCTGCCGACCGCGTGGGATTTGACTAACGCGCGCATTATGGTCCCGGCAGACTCCTACGCTTTCAACCTTTCGAATGGCTCGTTCATCGCAGCAGTCAAGGAAGCCGGAATCGTCACGGCCGACGTGATGGGCGAGGTGTTCGGGGGTTCGGCCGGCGCGCTTATGCAGTCCGGCGAAATTGCCGCCGAACTAATGCAAGAAACCGTGACGGATGCGGATTTGATTGACCTGACCGCATTCACGGCTCTTGATTCGGCTGCGCCCTATGACATCGGCTACTACCTGACCGACAGCGAACGGCCGTCGGTGCGCGAGGTAGCGAGCAAAATCCTCGGATCGGTCGGCGCGGTTTTGATCGGAGGCGGCACGGCGGGAAAGATCGCGCCGAAGCGCATTGAGATCGGGACGTCCACTGTAACGCTCGCAGAATCCGACGTGGCGGAATTTCGGCAGGTGCCAGCCGCTCGGCCGGTGTTCTCGATGGAGCTCGCCTACGCACCCGCGTGGCGGCCTTTGACGGATGACGAGCTGGACGAAGAGCGCGCCTCTACGGATACGGCTAACTTCGTCAGACGGGCGACGCGGCTGGTGCAAACCGAATCTGTCGCCGTCGAAACTGAGCACAAGCGCGCGCGGTCGGCATCCTATGTAACGTATTTCAGCGTCGAAGCGAACGCGACGACGGAGCTAAATCGGCGATTCAATCTGCTATCCGAGGCGCGCTATGAATATCGCGTGCGCGCGCCGGGGTTTGCCTATTCCGTGTCGATAGGCGATACAATCACGCTCGATCATCCAGATATGGCGACAGCGCCGCTCGACTTGATCGTGCAGGAGATCAAGGAACGGCCGGACGGGTCGACAGACCTGACGCTATGGGGCTAACGAACTAATCAGGAGAACACAAAATGCCAGCCACAGCCGTAAGCGCTAACGTCAACACCACGGACATCTTCGTTTCCAACTCCACGCATTTTGCGTTCGGGGTTGATGGGTCGGGGAATGCAAACAGTCATATTGTTTTCAACGGCACGAACCTAGTCATTGATTCGGATTCCGACGCCGGGTCGGGCGGAGCAATCATTCTTGACTCTGGTGGGAATGGGGTTGGGATTGGTACGACTAATCCGGTGGGGGTGGTGGAAATCCTCGATGCAAGCAATCAAGGTCTAGTCCTTCGGTCTTCTAAATCGGCCAGTGCCAATACGCAGTCGCGGCTGTACGGCGGTGCGTACAGCGGAAGCTTCACCACTATCGCGTTCCTGAACGCAAGCGTATCGAACAACGCCTTGAGTATTGGGGGCGGCACAGCAACAGCCGAGCCGGCGACACAGATAGAGTTTTATACCGGAGCCGTAGGTTCGACTGGAACCGGCACTCTTGCTATGCGAATTGACTCATCCGGAAATGTCGGTATCGACACCAATACGCTTTATGTGAATACATCGACTAACAAAGTGGGCATCGGCACCGACTCCCCGGCGGGGAAGATGGAAATCCTTGACTCAAGCAATCAAGGTCTAGTTATTCGGTCTTCTAAATCGGCCAGCGCCGTCACGCAGTCGCGATTGTATGGCGGTGCGTATACCTCAAACTACAGCACTATCGCGTTCCTGAACGCAAGCGTATCGAGCAACGCCTTGAGTATTGGGGGCGGCACAACAGCAGCCGAGCCGGCGACACAGATAGAGTTTTATACCGGAGCCGTAGGTTCGACTGGAACCGGCACCCTTGCTATGCGAATTGACTCCTCCGGAAATGTCGGTATCGGCACCTCGTCGCCCGCTCGCACACTTCATGTTGACGACGTGATGCGTCTTGAACCGAGAGCTACGGCGCCTAGTTCTCCGTCGGCAGGAGACATCTTTTTCAATTCGTCGACCAACAAGTTGCAGTGTTACGATGGTAGTGTCTGGCAAGACTGTTTTTGATATACACGATGAAAAACTAGCCAAAGGACCCTGACTACAATGCCCAAAAACGACCCCGACAAAATCGTCTACAGCCGCAACGGCATCGATTACAAGTTATCCGACTTGCCCGAGCACGTCGCCATAATCATCGGCCAGTGCGAGACGAAGGTGGCCGAGTCAAGTCGCCACGCCCAGCAGGCGGAATATCACCGCCAGCAGCAGTTGCGCTCCGAGGGTGCAGCCAAGGCTCTGTCAGACGCGGTGGATGCGTTGATGGATGCGGACGAAATAAGCAAAAGCGACGGTCAGGATAGGGCGTCAGTAGAGGCAGAGGCAGAAACAGAGGCAGAGGCAGAAACAGAGGCAGGCGCACATGGCTAACCTACTCATTGGCTGGTCCGACTGGGGCGACGCGGCTACGGTCAACGAAGTGTCCGCCGAGACCGCGAGCTTTGAAGGCACGCAAGTTCAGGCGACGCAGCCGACTGACTATTGGGAAGCGGTTAGCTCGACCCCTTACATCGTGTTCGATCGCGGGAGCGCGCAGGAGTTTAACGTCGTGGCCGCGCTGTTCACGAACATGGCGAGCGGCGACACCTGGCGCGTGCGATCGGCCGACACAAAGGCCGGGCTCACGTCGGCACCGGACTACGATTCCGGCTCCGTGTCGTTCCGGGTCGCGGGTGACGACGATACGTGGGATCGTCATCACGGCCTGATCTACCGAAGCGCGGGCGAGACGAATCGTTGGGTGCGCATCGACTTCTCGGTGGCTGGCGGCACGCTCGAATGCGGCCGGATCATCATCGGCAATCTGTTTCAGCCAACCAGCAATGACTCCTATGGCCGCGCGTTCGGACCGCAGGACCCTAGCACTAAGGATCGCACGGACGGCGGGGCGCTGATCGCGGACGATAAGACGCCGTTCTTGGCCGCCGAAATCAACCTCGGCTTTCTGTCCGAGGCCGAGGCATACGGGAAGGTGTTTGATCTGTTCCGTCGTCGCGGGACACGAAACGACGTGCTCTACATCGGCGATCCCGAGGAGTCGACGTACCTCATGCACCAGATCATCTATGGTCAAGTCGCGCGAATCAGGCCGCTGTCGCTGCCTCAGTTTGGGCGATACGAGGCGCGGGTGTTGATTGAGGAGATGTTGTAGGCGAGCCTCTCATCCTCTGAAGCTGGCCACGCAATCCGTCGCCCCGAAATAGGCGCCCCGAAATAGTCGCCCCGAAATAGTCGCCCCGTTATCGCCGGGGCCACACGGACAAGGCCTGACTGACGGCTAGGCGCGCGCCTTGACTATCCCCTCGATCCACCGAGGTTGAGCGCCGTCGCCGGAGGAAGTTCGCCATCCCTGTCTGCGGGTGTTGTCCCGACCGCCCGCTGCGGACCCCCGTATTAGCCCCCGGGGGAGGGTGATTGTTCAGATCAATCTCGCGATCATGGCTAAGGATAATTCCTCACCACCTCATCGTCGCCAATCTCCACACCATCGCGCGCTCGCGCTTCCGACGCCAGTACAATGCGCGTCTGTAGGCTCGGCGCTTGATCCACGCTTCGCCATGCCTGACCGGCTTGGCGCCAGACAGACAGCCGCATGAGGTGGCGATCCCGGCGCGCAGGTTTCGCCCGACCCTCGATACCAGGGCGCCGCAATCGCAACGGCAGCGCCAGCGTGCGCGGCCGTGGGCAGTGGCGCCGTCGCGTCCGAGGACGATCAGGGCGCCGAAGCGGTGGCCGGTTAGATCGATGGGTTTGGGCATCTTGTCTGGTCCTGGGTTTTCATCGCTTCGCCATCACCACTTCATCCTTCACCATTTCATCCTTCACCACTTCATCCGGGCAAGGTTGACCGCCGATACATCGACGCCAGGCTCGACCTTGCTGCGCTGTCGCTTCTCCGATGAGTGCTTCCCGACCCGGCACGAGTTGCACACGCGCCCGTATTCGCCGTCATATTCTGGCTTCGGGCGAAACGCTCCGCATTTCTGGCACTTGCGCTCTCGCCTGGATTCGCGGAACAGACAGCCGCATGATCGTGTATCTCCGGCGCGGAGCGACTGACTCATCACTAGCGCCTCAGCCCCGCAGTCGCAGAGGCAGTGCCATTGCGCCTCGCCTCGATCGGTGTTCGGGCCTCGGCGGGTTACGGCCAGGCGCCCGAACCGCTGGCCGGTCAGGTCGATCAGTCTGGCCATTACTTCGCCTCAACCATCGCCCGCTGCGCCCCTTCACGCGCCTGTCGAATGGCATCCTCGGGCGACGACGCCCAGCCCCACCAGCGGTATTCCGTAAGCGCCAGGTACGGCTCCGGCGTTTTCTTGGCGAGCTCGGTCCGGTCCCATCCGTCGCGCAGCATGGGCGGGGCGCTTCGGGACAGGGGGGCGCCTGCGGCCGATGGCTTGATAAACACTTCAGAGCCATCGGCGGGGACGGAGACGTAGTAGATCATTGGTGTTAATCCTTTTCGGGTTAGGTCTATCAGGGACGGGGATCGGGGTTATCCGCCAACTCAGCCGCCAGCATCACGCCCGCCCGGATGGCGCGGTGGGCCGTGTGCCCGGCGTTGAGTCGAGCCAGTGCCTGCGCCTGGGCGAGCACGATGTGCGTCGGATGCGCGCCGAGGGTTCGGGCCTTGCGGGCGACGATGGCGCGGACGGCTTCGTGGCGGGTGAGGGTGATGTTGTTCATGCGGATGCCTCCGTGTTCATGTATTCGCTACGCACGCGCGCTGCGTTCTCGATCGACAGCACCGCCCGCAGCCTATCGGCGGGCTTTACCCCGCGCATCGCTGCGTGCGCGTTGGCGCGCATGACCTCATAATCTCGGAGCGTGTCGGCCGAGATTTCGCCGGCCAGCCGCTGCTCGAATGCGCGGGCGTACCCGCGCTGTCGATTCTGGTGGCTGGGCTCCAGGTACCAGGGTTTGTTTTTGCTCATCTCTTTGTTCCTCTCAACGCAGCCCCATCGGCCACAACCCGAACTCTACCAGCCTCGCCGCCCTCGTCTACAAAAATCGACCAGAATCCGATCACGACCCGACGAACGGTAGGCTATCCGTTAAGGGGCGCTGTGGTACGGTTAGCGTCCCGACACAAACCTAGGAGTTACCCATGCGCGACCCTGACCGCGTGCCAATGGGGCGGATGCCGCCGTTCTCGGAGGACTGGGGGCCGGACCCGGACCCTGCTCCAATCTTCCCCGACCCCATCAACCCGCCCCACTACGCACAGGGCGACATCGAGTGCATCGACGCCATGCGCGCCTGCTCGACGCGAGAGGAGTATGAAGGGCACTTGCGCCTGACCGCGCTCAAGTACATCTGGAGGCTGCGGGACAAGGGGTCGGCGGTCGAGAATGCGCGGAAGGCGCAGTGGTATCTGGCTAGGCTGGTGAAGAGCCTGGAGGCATCATGACGGTAAACACCGACGTTGCTATCCGCCAGACCATCGGGCAGCTATGTGCCTCACGCGATGCCGTGATCCGGCACCTAGAAGACGCGCGCCGCTCGCTGGAGCTCGCGAAAGAACACATGCCCGACCGCTACGGCGGCGGGTTCCGCATCGATCACTACGGACGCCAGAACCCGCGCGCCGAGGTGGACCGCACGTTCTGGCGTCGCGCCCTGGACTTGACCGGGTTCCGCCAGGTTATGGATGC